GAGTTGTCACCAAGTCCAAGTCACTGGTCCATGAACGCGGGTCAACAGGCACAAACTGCCCATCAAGGCGCATCATCTCGTCTAAATTAGGATTGGCGCGGGCGATCTGTGCAATCAGGCGGAACATCTGGCGCATCCCGCCTTCTGCCAAGTTGCGGGCGATAAGCTCAGAGACTGCGGAAGCGGCCTGCACAGCAGCATTCACGCCTGCGGCTGTCTGCGACTGCAAGGCGTTAGCATCCATGCCCATAGCGGCCCCTGTGACGCCTGTCTTGGCACGAATAGCCTCGTCGTAGAACTGGATTGCTGGCAAAGCAGCCGTTGCAGCGTTCCCAATCGCAAACTCACGCAGCGCGTTGATGTCTTTAACGCGGACAATCCCGCCGATCTCGTTATTTAGAAGATCGTCCATGTTGACCATATTGGTCACAGCCATGACGCGGGGGTTGTTTGCCATTGCTAGGCCGTCAAGCAGGCCGCGCAGAAGAGATGTCGATGCGTCTTGGTCTTCAATCACAATCTCAGCCAAGGAGCGCCCAAAGAACGTGTGCGGTTCTGGGTCAACCTCAAAGATGGCAAACGGCACATAGTCGCACAGTTCATAGTCAAGGATTTCGTAGTCGTTGCCAGCGCAGATGAATTTATACATACGCGGGACGCCTGTGCCTTCGATGTCCATCCGCATATATGCTTCGGTCATTTGGACCTTACGCATCGACGGATCAGCGGCATTCTCGTTATCGTCGTTGTCACCCCAGCCGCGACGAGCCATTTCTTCTTCGTCATCAACCGTGCCATCTGACGATCCGGCAAGGTCATAAACAGTGTCAAAGTCAAAGCCCATTGCTACTAGATCGCCAACACGCGCTTCGCTGGTGTGACCGCAGACATAGCAATCGTCGATTCTCACAGCCATGCGGTCGACAAAGAAGTCTTCCGGCGCAACGCTTTGGATTTTGATCTGGCCCTTGACGGATGTGCGGGCAACGCGCAGTTCATAGCTTGCCATGCGCGGTTGGATTTCCACGCCCATCTCATCAATTACAGCTTCGCCAATGATTTCTTCCTCTTGCTCAATGATTTCGACTTCTGGATCGCTTTCAATGAACGCAAGTTGCTCAGGCGTCAGATCACTGTATTCGTCAATCTCAACGTGTGGCACTTCGTCATAGTAAACCTTTGCAACGCCAACCTTCTTGATCAGCGCATCATGGAACACATCTGACAAGACACGGAAGCCATTGTTCCGTTCGAAAACAAACTTGGCATACTTGGTTGCTTGGTCTGCACCCATGACAGATTGCGGAGAGTTAGGGATAAACTCCACGGGCTTGTCAGACTGCAAGAACACCCTCATCAGGGCTGGCTTGATTGCTCGGATTGTATCGCGGACCTTTGTAGCAACAACCTTTGACCGACCCTCTTCGAAATCAACCGCCGATCTGCCATCGAAGTATTTCTGGGCGCGGATGCGATCCGGCGCAATTTCGCTTTCCACAAAATCAACAGCTTCACGCACAGCATTGGTGATGGTGTTCTGGATTTCGTCATCCGTAAGGCGTTTGGGCTGCATTCTTATCTCCGATCTTGGGAAAGCAATCCCGGTGTAACGCGGGCCGTTTCAGCAATTGCACGAACTGGATTACGCACGAGCGATTGCAAAGGCGCAAAACGCATTGCAATTTGTGAAGCAGCAGGGGCAACAGCACCAGCCGCAGCCGCAAGACCAGCAGCAACTGGTCCTAAGCCAGCTTGGTAGCCAGCCCCGCCAGCCAATGTTGCCAGTGCAATTGGTAACGCTTCGCTAATTCTGCGAACACCGCCGGGCGATGTCGCTGGTGCGGAACGAAGTATTGCCGCCGCCGATCTGGTAAAGTCCGTCATTGGGGTTGTTCTGCCAGTAGCATAAGCCTCACGGCCCTGCGCTCGGATCATAGATTGGTTAAGTTGAGTTGGGGACAAGATGCCGCGTTCTGCCGTTGCCCTGCTTGCAGCATCCCGAACCCCGATGAAGTTCCGATATGCTTCACGCGCTTTCGCAAGTGCAAAAATGTCATCTGCACGACCAGCAGCGGTCAATGCTTCATCTGTCATGCCATCTAGCAATGTGCGTAGATCATGCGCTGCGGTGCGTGTTGCTGCATCAGAAGAAACTGTTAGACCCCCAATATCAGACCTCCATTGCTTCAATCGGTCCAATGAAATCTCTTTTCCGCTTTTCTCAAATGCTTTAATTTCGTTAGCAATTCCGCGAACTCTTGGCGTCAACTGCCCTGCTGGCACACGCTCAATATAGTCTGTTGCGATTTTCAAAGCAGCAGATGCGTTACCTGTTGACGGGATTACATTGATGCCAGCAACGGCGTCATCCATTTGTTTCACAATGAATTTCTGAGTTGCTGCAAGATTTTCAGGCGTTGCAACTTTTGCGGTGCTTCCAAGTTGCTGCATTGTTGATGCGGTGAACGCTTTAAGTTGATCATCCGTTGCTTGCAGACGGCCTTCCAACCCCATCAACGCTTGCGATTGAAGACCTTGACCCGTTGAGACATCAACGCCAGCTTCGCGCAAAACATTCGCCATGCGGGCAGTTTCATCATCGGCAATGAAAGCACCGGGCTTCCCTGTCAAAAATGCAGGGGCAACAACACCAGCTAACCGCGCTGCTGGTTCAAGAAACGATCCTTCAGTTGCATAGCCAAGCCCTTCGGAAAGAAGGCCCCCAAGCGCCGAAACTTTTCCGCCAGCGCCGCCGCCCAATAGTTCGCCAGTTGTGCTGGCAACACCACCCAGAAAACCCGGAGCGCGGTAGTTTGTATATCCGCCAGTAAGATCATTGAGCGCTGATTGAATGACCTGACCAGATATTCTGCTTGGTGGAACATTTTCTGGTATTAACCCAATCTTTTTGAGTCCAGCATTTACCAAATCATCAACCGTTCCGGGCAAACCAATCAACTGGGATGCGCCACGGACGGTTGCTGCCCCAAGACCAGTGCCAAGTTCCAAAGCACGTTGCGGCAAAGTTTTTTCTTGTGGCGGAGGCACAGGAGAAACTTGCAACGCTGCCATTGCCAATTCATTCATTTTCGCAGCACGTTCTGCCGATCCGGGTTGCAACTGCAATGTGCCAGCCTTCGCAGCATCAGCGCGTTCACGCATTATCAAGCCGTCGATGGCTTTCTTCATCGTTGCTTGATCTGTGCCATCAGGAAACTGAAGAACGCGACCGTCTGAAAGTTTGACGCCAATCATTCAAATGCTCCAGTTGCTGGGTTGTAAGTTAAAGTTGGCTGAACGGTAGTTCCCGAACCAGCTGGCGGCACAATACGAGCAGCAGCCCGCTCACGACCAAGTTTGACGATGTTTTCATAATCGTCCAAAGCAGCAAGGAATTCTGGTGTGCTTGTCGCTGAGTCCATCCGGCCAATTGCACGAGTGGCAGTTTGTCCTTCTGCGTTAGACAATGAACCCATGCCGCGAAGCTGATCAATTGCCGTCAAGAAGCCGCCTGCCGACAGTTGATTTAGTCGGCTTTGGAAGTCATACCCCGGTGTTCCGATAACAATATTCCCAACCGATGATCCGCCAGTTCCGACTTCCAGACCGGGGTGAGTTCTTAATTCATTGATATACCCCAGCGTAGTATCTGCTTGCGAAACCTCTTGAGGAGCGCCAGCGATTGCCTCGCCCCGCGTTGTGCCGATGGCGGTCGCCTCTGCCGCAAATCCAGCGCCACGAGTAGCCATGAATTCTTCGTAGCTTCCGTCACCACCCTCTGCTTTAGGGACAAATCCAGCAGCACGGGCTTGCAAATCCATTGCAACAAACGCTGCTGGAATATTTGCATCAACCGCCTCATCTGGGCCTTTGTAAATAATATCACCAGTAACTGCATCAACAACATTCCCCCCAACCACCACACCACGATTAGCTTCGGGGGATGCAATTGCGATCTTAGCCGCGCCAACAATGTCTCCAGTAGCTTGTGCGTATTGCAAAGCCCGTGCTGCTTCTGGCGTGTTAAGTTTTGACAACCACTCCAAGGTGCGGTTGCGCTCGGCTTCCACTTTGCGCTCTTCAATGCCACCTTGAAGCTGCCCGATCAGCGCTTGATTTGGGTTCATCGTCAGCCCCTCAAGGCCGATGGCAAGGCGGGCGCGGGCATCACGACCTTCTGGGCCGAACAACCCACCTAGAAGCCCACGGCGAGGCTGCTGTTGTGGCATTTGCTGCGGCATCGGCTGCGGCGCATTCTGAGGTAGCCCACGAATGGACATATCCGCGACTTGGATCACGTTAGGGTTCATGCCATTTGTGCCAATCCCAGCACGGCGCAGATCGTCAAGTGTGATAGCCATTTAGCCCCCCAAAAATCCAAACAAGCCGCCTTGAGCCTTTACAGCTGCGGCAAGGCGCGGGTCTTTCTTCTGCGTTAAGATGTTAAACAGGTTTGCGATAGGCGCAGCATCAGCATTCTGTGAAATGCCGCGACTTGCAGCAAACCTCGATAGCAGCCCCATGCCTTCAAGCGGGTCTTGTTGAAAGGCGTTCTGCATAGGCGGAGCAAAACTTGCGGTCTGCATTGGCGGAGCAAAACTTGTGGTTTGCTCTGGCATTGGCGAAACCATCTGACCAAGCGCATTGTTGAATTTATCAACGTAGACATTGCCAGTTGTGCCAAGAATGTCCTTGCGGTTGCCGCCCGTGGCTACAGGCTTGCCCGTGAACCAAACAGATGCAGCGTCTTGCGGGTTGCCGTATTTCTCAACATTGCCGCCAAACTCACCAGCAAAGACCGCATCCTGTGCTTCCTTGCTTGCCAAGAACTCCTCTGGCGTCAACCGCCGACCGAGATGCTTTTCAGTCCACGGGCCAATGTTGAAATCCATGACCTGATAGCGACCATAGGCGCGATTGCCTTTGGCAGTAATTGGGCCAAGCGCCGAATAGTCACCGCTTCCGGCGCTTTCGATGCTTGCGATAGCATTGGCCCAATCCATAACACCCATTAGTTTGCTCTCAGTTGCTTAATCAGACCCGTGTAGTTCACGCGAAGATAACCATCTGTGCCGCGCGAAACGTGCTTCGGATGACTGATTGCCACTTCATTAGCAATCACACCGAATGTCGGCTGCTTAGGATTAGCTATGCGCTTGCCTTCTTCGTTCCAATCCCAAGTATAGAATTGAACGCCATGAGCATTTCCAACTGGTTTGATATTTTCTTTGAGGCGGATGTCAGAAAGCGCTCCAAGACCCAAGGACAGATAGTTAAACAAACCGGGCTGGTTTCGATCAGTCTGCGTCTGCTGGCCCATATTTGCACCGCCGAGGGCAGCCAATGTAGCGTTGAGCGACTGACCGGGCGCACCCGTGAAACCAGCGTATTGATTGCGGGCCGCATCAATCAAAGCCTGATTGATGGCCTGCTGCATTGTGCCAAACTGCTGTTGCTGTTGGTTGATTGACTGCCCCATGTTGAAGCCCTGCTGAGACAAGTTGCCCAACTGGCCTGCCGCCGACAGACCACGTTGCGCCGCTTGAGCCTGAGCAGATTGGTTAGCCAAGGCGGCTTGCATTGCGGCTTGCTGGTTTGCTTGCTGTCCTTGAAAGCCAGTTTGCTGCCCAAATTCAGTAGCCCGCGCTTGTGCCGATTGATTAGCCAACGCCGCTTGGAGTTGGTTGGAAATGTCTTGTTGTGATGCGCCGAGAGCAGTTTGGAAACCCTGTTGGCGCAGTTGTGATGCCAACTGACCGCCCTGCTGTGCAAATGCGCGGTTGGTTTCAGCTTCTGCGATGCCTTGACGCGACCCGCCAAAAGCATTTGCTGCCGTTGCCTGTGCGCCAAGCTGGTTTTGTTGCATCAAGCGTTGACGTTCAAGATCAG